CAATCTTGGTCTTACCAAATTGAATGGGTTTGTTAAGATGAAAGCCGCATTGATGAAGAATGATTACAAAACAGCTTCCGAGGAAATGGTTAATAGTAATTGGTATAAACAGGTTAAAACACGAGGGCCAAGAACGGTAAAGCTGATGGAATCGGCTAAAATGTAAATAAAAATAGCAATGAACTCATTCGATACCATAGAAAAGTGTGTGGATTACTTGGCTCCGCTGGAAGCCTTTCAAAACTTGGTTGAATTCATCAATGACGATTACGAAACTGCCATTGATGATTTGAACTCTTGCGATAAGCAAATGCTTGATAGGCAAGTAGGTAGGGTGACAACCTACCGTGAGATTTTGAGCATTTTGGAAAAGTTGTAAACCCATATGCTACAATAGTCATACACGCATAACGCGGCGGCGTAAAAGGCAGCGAAACATCTATGAATAACAAAGTCACTCCGGGTGTAAGCGATGGTACACCCACTAATGAACCATCGGAAACGCGTACCAATATGTCTTTGGACGAATGGTCTCTTCACAGGTTGAAGTCAAAGGTTGTACCTTTTGATGAAGAACCTGTACAGGAAGAGGTACAGGAGGCTGAGACTGAGGAAGCGGAACAGCCAGTAGGCGATTCTGCGGATGAATCCGAACCAGAGGGTATAGAGGAATCTCAGGATGCCGAGGCAGAAAATGAAGTTGAATCTGTTCTTTCAAAGTTAAATCTTGATGACCTTTCGGAGGATGAGGTTGACCAGTTGCGTGATGCCTTACGGAGTAAGGCACTTGCGCGGTATGGTGAACTGACAGCCAAACGGAAAGCGGCAGAAGAGCGGGCGGCACAACTTGAGCAACAGTTAAAGGAACTCAAGGACAATACCAATCCGCTTGAACCCCAAAAACCAGTCGAAAACAACCCATTTACTGACATTAAGGATGTCGAAGGATTGCAGGAGCAATTCGTAGAGTTTACCAAGATTCAGGAATGGGCGGAAGAAGTTCTTGATGAAAACGAACATTCCGGCTTCGATGATGTTATTACCGAGGTTGATGGCAAGGAAATGACCAAACGCCAGGTTCGGGATTACCTGAAGAAAGCGAGGAAGGCAAAGGAAACTTTCCTACCCGCGCGGCTTAAGGAAATCCAAGAAGACATTCAACGCCAACAGATGGCGAATGCGCTTGAAGAACAAATTGGCAAGGAAATTCCTTGGTACAATGAAACGGATAATGACAATCGCAAGCAGTTGGAAATGGTTTTAGAAGATGCCGCGATTAAGAAGATCCGAAAGTATGTACCTGAAATTGCGCCACGGTTAAACTATATCTTGGCCCACGCTCTGAACTCTATTGTTCAGAAGAAAGCTGGAAGCGAACCACGGCAAACAACAAAGGTACGTCCACCGGCCAACCCAACCAGTAGTGTTGCTAGAGGGGTTGAGCGGGATGACACCAAAATCAAGAAACAACTTAACGAACTTCAACAACGTTTTGTGACCGCTGGCAGTAAGGATGACTTTGTTGCCCTCAGAACTGCACAACGACGATTTAGGAAATAATACTAATGGCATTCTCAAATACTTATGACGTAACGAATAAGGGATCTGCTGTTTCCAATCGTGAGCAACTCTTGGATGTTTTGACCATTCTTGCTCCCGAAGAAACGCCGATTCTTTCTATGGCTCCAAAGAGCAAAGCTACTTCCACCTTTGTTGAGTGGACGGTAGACAAGCTGAATCCGGTTAACACGGATGGTATCGCGGAAGGTGCTGATGTCACCTCCTTTACCAACCAGTTTGAAAACCGTGCGCGGCTTGGAAACTACATCCAGAAGTTCCGCCGTGACTTCAAGGTGTCCGACCTGCAACAGGCTGTTGATTCGGTTGGTCCTGCCAAGATTGCGGAAGCGGAAGCTAAGGCTGTGCGTGAAATCAAGCGCGACATCGAAGCGACTATTTGCTCCAACAACGACAGGCAAGCGCAGTCTGGTGGCGGTCTTCCGTACAAGATGCGTGGTTTGGGCGACTGGATTGATAGTGCTGGTCCTTCGGAAGTTCCTTTGGACTACCGCACCCCTGCTGCTTCGATTCATGCTTCTAGTGCGTTTACGGAAACCAAACTTAACGATATTATTACTAGTATTTATCGTGAAAGTGGTAATATGCAGAACCTTACGTTGGTTGCTGATACGGCTCTTCGCCGTCAAATTAGCAACTTTGCTCGTACAGAAACTGTTAGTGGTGACGCTATTTATAATGTTAACCAAGATGCTGATGCTAAGAAGATCACCTTCTCGGTTTCGCTGTACGATTCGGATCATGGCATGATTTCTATCGTGAACATGAATCCTGATTGTGCACCTGACACTAGTCTTAAAGACACGGGATACTTTATTGATCCGTCGATGATTGGTGTTGCCGAGCTTATTCCTCTTGGTTCCACGATGTTGGAAAACCAAGGTGGTGGTGAGCGTGGTTATGTTGATGCCGCCCTTACCTTGCTTGTTAAGCACCCTGGTGCTTTCGGCAAGATCACTGCTATTGCCTAATAAACTTGGAGGTAAATTACTATGCCTGAACTGAGCAACAATGAAAAGGGTGTATTCACCCACGTTCTCAAACTGACGTTTGATGATCTCAACCAAATCAAACTTGGCACTGACCCGTTTACGGGTTTGGCCTTGGGCACGGCTGGGCAACTGCCTATCGCTGTTAAGCCTGCTGGCGGTGCTGTTGAGTTGGTTGGTGTTTACGAATCCGTGGCGTTGGCTGGTACTGCTGATATCGTGTTTGATATTGGCACAACTGCTGGCGATCCAGATGAATATATCAATGCTTTGGATGTTGATAATATGTCTGCTCCTGTGTTTAACACGGGTGATGCGTTTACGACTGGATACGTTCAAGCTGTTACTGGTTCCAACACTGCCGAGAATATCCTCTTGGAAGTGAATGGTACGACGGCCAACTTGACGGCGGGTGAAGTTGTTATTGGTCTGCGTATTGTGGACCTTGGCAAGTTTGCTTAATCTTATTTAGGGTGATGTCCCGGTCCTATCCCGGGGCATCCCCTTATTTCAATTTATGCCCTATATTGAAATAGCTAAACCCAAGTGGAGCGATGATGCGGCGAATCGTGCATTGGAGCGTGAGATCCGCAGCGGTATCCAATTTAAGGAAGCTATGGAAGAAAAGCGTGTTGCTGCCGCGGCACAAGAAGCAAAGCAATACAAAGGAGGCAAGACTACCCCGTTAGGGAAACACGTTGCCGAGATTCCCGCTTGGGAATTTTTTAACTTGGTTCGGAAGTATGGGCACGACCAAGTACACAGCCGAGAGTTTATGAAGTATTTCCAAAAGAAGTTTCCGCACCTTTCAACATCCAGAATTTAACCTATGCCAGCTTTATACCCCAAAGATACTTATCTTAACCTCGTGGAAAGGTTTAAGTCAATTGCCGGACTCCAAGCATTGGAAACAACTGATGCTTCATTTCTTCGGCAAAGTGTTAATCGCCGTATCCGCACAGCTTATGAGCGGTATCCTTGGCCCGACTTTACGGTTATTGGTGAAAGTGTAAGTCTTGAAACTGCAGATGGCAATCAAATCCAAACCTACAACGTAACTGGAGCATCTGGAGCAAAGTTAGCAAGTGATGCAAATGTTGTGTTTAGAATTCACAAGACCAATCCATTTACTACACGTTATCCAGAGGAATACACATTTATTTCTTCATTGGATAGCAGCGGCAATCCTGCTGTAACTATTGTTAATACTGGCGCGGCATTAGATTCGGTATCTGTTTTTGTAACATATCGCAAGGATCTTGTTGCCGTAATTAAGGCAGCAGATAATAAAACCAGTGGATTTATAGGAGATGAAACAAATGACAGTTCGGTCGTTCCTTACCAATTCTTTGAATATGCTGCATTTGGTGCTTATGCTGATTTCCTACGGGGTGATGGGCAAACCGAAAAAGCGCAAGTTGAAGACCAAAACGCAGAGTTGATTTTGCGTAATGAGATTGACAAGGTTCGCAACCAAGGTCGCCAGTTCCGCCATGATGTTTTGCAGTACCGCCCAATGACGCAATTCCGTAGGCATAACTTGCAGGCAGGTGGAAATCCAATCAATAGCGGTGCTATGATGGATAACAATGTCCAGTAAGTTAAACAATAATGCCACAAGATGTTACATACACTGATGCTTCGCGGAAGTTCCAGGCACTTGCTGGCTTGGAAACCTTAACGGCTTCTGACAGTTTCTTTTTGGTAAACTCGTTTAACCGGGCAGCGTTAAATGCCTATCATGAATCGGATATGTGGCCGCGATTCTTGGTAGTATCAGAAGAGCGTACCTGTACTAATGCAGTGGTTCCGTTTACGCAGAATACCAAGGATGACATTGGCGAGTTTATCCGCATCCATAAGACGGATGCTTATGACCAGTTGGCCGCGCATGAGTACAGGTTTTACGTTACGTCTGGCGGCGCAAACATTGTCTACATAGATGATGGTGCTACCAGTGTGTATGTGACGTACAAAAAGGCTTACAATCCGGCGTTTACGGAGGAAAGCACAGATATTCCGCAAGAGTTTTTGGACTTCATGCTATTCACGGCATTGGCAGATTTCTACACTGGAGATGGACAGACTGAGAATGCGGCAGTGTATCATGCCGAGGCACGGCGTTCATTGGATAGTGAGCTTTTTCGACTGGAACAGAAGAATAACAGGAACCTTTTCTCGGTAAGGTATTCCACGCATCTTAACAAACAACAACGATAGATATGGCAAACTCACGCATTGTTAATACGCCAGCGCAGGCTTTAGCGCAACCTGGGACAACCCACAAGCAAGTAACGGTTAGCTCGTCAGCTAACACGATTCAGGCGTTGGGCAGCTTTACCTTAAATGCTAGTGCTACCCATGTATTGGTACAAGTTACTGGTGCTTCCATTCGGGTAACGTTTGACGGGGCAACTGATCCAACACCGACCAAGGGATTTGATTATCCGTTGGGAACGATGGCATATTGGCCGCGAGACTTGTTTCTGAGTGCGCGGGTAATCCGTGAAGGTGGTACGGATGCCGTGCTTGAAGTCCAGGAACTGAACTATCGTTAAGGATGTCCGATTTCAACAGGAGCGGATTAAACGAACCGAACGTGTTTGAGACCAATTTGCGCACGGTAAATGTATTTGACTCCTGTTTGTACGATACACGAGCGCAGGATTTAAAATCATTGCTAGACCTTTATGGTGGAGCTAATGCTGCCTATTCATTGCGTCAAATTTCTGCAACTGGACGTGGATCGGTAACGGAAACAGAAGCAACTTATTTGATGCCAGTTGTGAGGGTGCGTCGAGATAGTGATAATGCAGAAAAAAGTTTTAATTCAGATGAAGTTAAAGCTGGGCATTTATTAAGCTGGGTTACAGCCACAAGTGGAACCGCAAACGGCTACGTTTCAAAATGGTACGATCAAAGCGGAACCAATAACGATGCAGTTCAAGCAACGGCAGGGGCACAACCTAAAATTATTGACACTGGTGTTTTCGTTGTTGATGGGAATGGAAACAAAGCTGTCAAATTCGATGGAAGCGACGATTTCCTTGGTGCATCCGTAAGCATTTCAAATCAGCCGCTTACTTTGTTTGGAGTTGGTGATATTGTTGATGCAACAACAACGCAAGGCGGTTTAATTTCCTTAGCAACTAACAATTTTAATGAATACAATACTATTCAATATAACGGCACAACCGCTTACGCAACAGCAAGATCAAGCAATTCATTAGTGGATATTCTTGCATTGAGCAATGCCACGAATGTTGCTTTGTACACTTGGATACTTGAAAGTAATAGTTCCAGAAAGATATATTCAAACGGAACTTTATCGGGAACTAATACTGTTACACTAAATAATTGGACAGGAACAAATATCTTTTTGGGGAAAATGCGTGCAGGAGGATTGTTTGCAAAGATTTTTGTAACAGAGGCAATCCTGTATGACTCTGATCAATCTTCTAATCGAACTGGAATTGAATCAAACATTGCAGCAGCATACGGAATTACGATATGAACTACCTAATATATCAATGAAGAAGAAGCACTTCAACGCTCGGAATCTGAGGCCATATCAAATGGCTGCACTGGTTCAATTACAAAATACTGGAGTTCGCCAATGCAGACAGTAGATGGAACATGGGCATTGCCAGTTGATGGATATTTACTGACAAGCGAAGAACAAAACAATGTCACACAAGACGTGATATTTCCAGATCCAGAAGAAATTGATGCTTAATGACACCGGAGCTTGCAGCGACTATTACGGGTACGCTAGGCGGCGGCGCAATGGGTGCTGCGGTCAAAGTGCTTATGTCACTGGTGCAAGCACGGGCAGATGCAAAGAAGGCACAAGCAGCGGCGCAAGCTGAGATACGGTTGGCAGAACTTGGCAAACAGAATGAAGCACGGCAAACAATACTTAAGAATGATACTGGCGGGTTTAGCTCTTGGACTCGCCGGATGCTTGCACTCTCCATCTGTTGGACCTTCTGTGCAATCGCCGTCATCTGGGCATTATTCCCCACAACAATCGTCCACATTCCCAATACCGCTGAAGGATGGTCAATGTCCATACTGGGCCTCCTCGATTTTCAAGGAAAG